ATGTGATGCGGAGGTTGTTGGCGCACAGTAAAGGGGGCACTGACATGGTCCAGATGCGTGCACTCGAACTGATGGCCCGGGCCTCTGGACTGTTCCGCGAGCCTGATGCGCCCGCAGCAGGCAAGGCATCGCCAGACGCACTCAAGCGCGACCTAGCGCAGCACCTGCGCCTAGTGGGTCGTACCGGCACCGATGCCGGGTGAGCGTGTACACGAGCAGTGAGCAGGCGGCGTGCAAACGCTAGAGCGTGTAGACGGGTAGGCGTTTACATGGCGGCGGGAGGCGGACCCAGGGGCGGGGGGAGGGGGCTGCGGTGGCGATGACCACCCTCCGCCGCGTTACGCTCAAATCCACTCAAACAATTCTCTTCCAAGCCACTCAAACAACTCTCTTCCAACCCACTCAAACACTCCCTCGATCCACCCACCCCACCCCCTTCCATTTCCTCCCGCCAAAACCCCACCCCCCTATATTTTGGAAACCACCCCCGTCAATATGAGAAATGGAAAAACAGGGATATATGTTGACGAAAAGGCAGAGGTTTGTCTTGGAGTTCATAGAGGCATACAAGAAGAAATGGGGAGTGGTTCCGACGTACAGGGTGATAGCGATAGGCTGCAAGGTGAAATCATGTGGGGGGACGTACAGATTGGTTGGGGAGTTGGTGAAGAGAGGGTGTGTGGAGAAGAAAGAAGGGAAGTATGACGTTGTTGTCAAGACAGGAGTTGACAAGCTATCTGCAGATAGTGGACAAGGTGTCTGAGGGGGATAGGAAGAAGATCAAGGCTCTTTTGGAGATGGATAGGGTACAGAGGTGCCGGGAAAGCTTCTTGTTCTTTGTGAAGCAGATGTGGCCGATGTTTATATCGGGTAAGCATCATCAGATCATGGCTGATGCTTTTGAGAGAGTTGCTAATGGGGAGTTGAAGAGGTTGATCATCAATATGCCTCCGAGACACACGAAGAGTGAGTTTGCTTCGTATTTGTTGCCTGCGTGGTTTCTGGGGAAGTTTCCTGAGAAGAAGATCATTCAGACGGCACATACAGCGGAGTTGGCTGTGGGGTTTGGACGGAAGGTCAGGAACCTTGTGTCGTCGGAAGACTATGGGAAGGTGTTTCAGACCAAGCTGTCCAGTGATTCGAAAGCTGCTGGTAGGTGGAACACGGACAAGGGCGGAGACTACTTTGCCATAGGCACGGGTGGTGCTGTGACGGGCAAGGGTGCGGACTTGTTGATCATTGATGATCCGCACAGTGAGCAGGAGGCAAAGCAGGGAAATCCTGCTGTGTATGACGCTGTTTATGAGTGGTATACGTCAGGTCCGAGACAGCGTTTACAGCCCGGGGGCTCAATTATTGTTGTGATGACTCGGTGGTCTAAGAGGGATTTGACGGGTCAGTTATTGAAGAACTCATCGAAGGATGGCACTGATGATTGGGAAGTGATTGAGTTTCCCGCCATTCTTCCTTCTGGCACTCCTCTGTGGCCCGGGTTTTGGAAGAAGGAGGAATTGGAATCTATCAAGGCTGAGATCCCTGTGGCTAAATGGGAGGCTCAGTATCAACAGAATCCAACTTCGGAAGAAGGCGCTCTTATCAAGAGGGAGTATTGGAAGATATGGGAGAAAAATACACCTCCGTCTTGTCAATATATTATTCAGTCATGGGACACGGCATTTGAAACTTCAAATAGAGCGGATTACTCTGCATGTACTACATGGGGAGTATTTGAAAGAGAAGACAGGCATGGGAATATGGTTCCAAACATCATATTGCTGGATGCTTTGAAGATCAGGTTGGAGTTTCCTGATTTGAAGAAGAAGGCAATAGAGATGTACAGGGAATGGAATCCTGACACCACGATCATCGAAAAGAGAGCGGCAGGGGCTCCTTTGGTCTATGAGCTTAGGAAGGCTGGGGTTCCTGTGTCTGAGTACACCCCTTACAAGGGACAGGACAAGATTGCCCGGGTGAACTCCATCACGGATCTGTTTGCCTCAGGGATGGTCTGGAGACCCGAGACGAGGTGGGCAGAAGAGGTCATGGAGGAGATGGCAGAGTTCCCTCATGGGGAGCATGATGATTTGACGGACTCTGCTTCTCAAGCATTGATGAGGTTCCGTAAAGGTGGGTTCATCTCTATTGAGACGGACGAGCCTGAAGAGACGGTGGAGCGAAGGCGCGTCGAGTATTATTGAGATGAAAGGATAGGAAATGAATAACATTGACCGGGCACTTGTCCCTGCGGATCTTTCTGTGGAGGGTCCAGTTCTAGAGATAGAGATTGAAGACCCGGAGAAGGTCACCATCGGAATGGATGATATGGAGCTTGTCATAGAGCCTGGGGAGGATGAGTTTGGAGCAAACCTTGCCGAGGAGATGGATGAGGGCACTCTGGAAACCCTTGCATCTGAGTTGATCGAGCTTGTGGAGGCGGACATCAACTCTCGGAAGGATTGGTCTGAGATGTACATCAAGGGACTTGAAGTCCTTGGGATGAAGTATGAAGAGAGGACGGAGCCTTGGTCTGGGGCTTGTGGGGTGTTTTCTCCTCTTCTGACTGAGGCTGCTGTCAGGTTCCAGTCAGAGATGATTGTCGAGACGTTCCCTGCCCAGGGTCCGGTGAAGACCCAGATCATTGGGGAGATCACCCGGATCAAGGAAGAGGTGGCAGATCGGGTCAGGGAGGATATGAACGTCACCCTGACGGAGAAGATGATCGACTATCGGTCGGAGCATGAGCGTCTTCTGTATTCCCTTGGGCTGTCTGGGGCCGCGTTCAAGAAGATCTACCCGGATGAGGGATCAAAACTGCCCGCCGCTCCGTTCATTCCTGCCGAAGACATGATCATTCCCTATGGGGCGTCAAACGTTTACACAGCCGAGCGCGTCACCCATGTGATGCGCAAGACAAAGAACGAGGTAAGGAAACTTCAGGCATCCGGCTTCTATAGGGATATAGAACTGGGAGAACCTGTGACGTTCTTCTCTGACATTGAGAAGAAGAAGGCAGAGGAGCAGGGGTTCAACCTTCAGGAGGATGACCGCTACAGGATCATGGAGATCCATGTGGACTATGACCTCCCGGGCCATGAGGAAGAGGTGGCACTTCCCTATGTGATCTCTATAGAGAGAGGATCACAGAAGGTTCTATCCATCCGAAGGAACTGGGAGGAGGATGATGAGAGGAAGCAGAAGCGTCAGCACTTCGTCCAGTACACCTACATCCCGGGGTTTGGTGCCTATGGGTTGGGATACATCCATCTGATCGGCGGATATGCAAGAGCAGGCACCTCCATCATCAGACAGCTTGTGGATGCGGGAACTCTCTCAAACCTCCCTGGGGGGCTGAAGGCACGAGGTCTTCGGATCAAGGGAGATGACACCCCTATCGCTCCTGGCGAGTTCAGGGATGTGGATGTTCCTTCCGGTGTTGTCAGGGACAACATCATGCCTCTTCCATACAAGGAGCCTAGCCAAGTTCTGTCGGCTTTGCTGGAAAGGATCACAGAGGAGGGAAGGAGACTGGCGGCTATTGCTGATCTGAAGATCAGCGATATGAGTGCCCAGGCTCCTGTAGGAACGACCCTGGCTATTCTGGAGAGGCAACTCAAGACCATGAGTGCCGTCCAGGCTCGGGTTCATGCCAGCCTTCGGATGGAGTTTAAACTTCTGAAGAAGATCATCCGGGACTTCATGCCTACCTCCTATTCCTACACCCCGGAGGGTGGGAACAAGGGAGTCAAACAGGCTGACTATGATCTTGTCGAAGTGATCCCGGTCAGTGATCCGAACGCCGCCACGATGGCTCAGCGGATCATGCAGTACCAAGCTGCTCTTCAACTGGCCCAAGGTGCTCCTCAGATCTATGACCTTCCCAAACTTCACAGGCAGATGCTTGAAGTTCTGGGGATCAAGGACGCAGACAAGCTGGTTCCATCTTCGGAAGACCAGAAGCCCCGCGATCCTGTGTCGGAAAACATGGCAGTTCTGAGGCTTCAACCAATCAAGGCATTTGCCTATCAGGATCATCAGGCCCACATGGCTACCCATCAAGCCTTCATGCAAGACCCAAACATCGCTGCGATCCTGGGTCAGAACCCCATGTCTCAGCAAATGATGGCTGCTTTGATGGCTCACATGGCAGAACATGCCGCGTTTGCCTACCGGGCCCAGGTGGAGATGCAGTTGGGTGTTCCCCTTCCTGAGTTGGATGAGGAAGACAACGCTCCCATCGCCCCGGAGGATGAAAAAGCCTTGGCACCCCTCATCGCTGCGGCGGCACAGAGGACGATGGTGCAGAACCAAGCCATGTTTGCCCAACAACAGGCACAACAGCAGGCACAAAACCCCGAACTGCAGCTTCAGCAGGTAGAACTGCAGCTTCGAGCCCAGGAACTTCAACGAAAGGAGGCCGACAGCCAGCGGGACTTCCAGATTGCCCAGCAGAAGATTGCCCTTGAGCAAGAGCGCATCAAGGTAGAAATGGTCAAAGAACAGGCCAGACTGCAAGCGAGTGCCGCGCAGACGGACAAGAAGTTACGCAATGACCTTGTGAAAACGATGGTCAAGCCGTCCCAGCAGAGGCAACCCCAAAAACCAACCCAGTAATGTCCGAAATGTCCGAAAAGGACAAAACGTATCATGTAAACACCCCCGAAAGGAGTTTAGATGGCAACCACTGCGTTCTCCGTGGTGCTGAAAGAGATTGAAGACAGGCGACAAGACATCGCTGAAGCCCTCATCTCCGGCGCTGCGAAGGACTTTTCCGAGTACAAGTCCATGACCGGCGAGATAAGAGGTCTATCGCAGGCTCATAGGTACATCACCGACCTCGTAGACCGAATAGAAAGGGCTGAAGATGAGTGAACTGTTGATCTCTGATGGAGAAACCTCCACCGTTTTGCCGGGAACTGACGAGGAAAAAGCCCGTCAAGTGCCTGATCCCGTGACGTACCACATCCTTTGCGCCGTTCCTCGCCCTGAAGAGGAGTATGAGAGCGGCATTGCCAAGGCTGGACAGACCATGCACTACGAAGAAGTGCTGTCTCCGGTGCTTTTTGTGGCAAAAATGGGCCCAGATGCCTACAAAGACCCGCTTCGGTTCCCTTCGGGGCCGTCTTGCAAGCTCGGAGACTTCGTTTTGGTGCGCCCAAACACCGGCACGAGGTTGAAGATCCACGGAACGGAGTGGCGGATCATCAATGATGACTCCGTCGAGGCGGTGGTTCAAGATCCGAGAGGGATCAAACGCGTATGATGCCCGAACCTAAAGAAAATGAGTTCTTGGGCGTAACGGACGACTTCTTTTGGTACGAAATGACGCAGATCGCGGAACAACTCCGCGCACTGGCGAACCGCTTCGAGAACATGGAGCGCGTACTGAAGGCCCGTTCTTACGAACAAAACACTTACTTGCACCACTTGGAAAGTAAGAATCGAGCACTTAAAGCAGAAGTTGAGCTGTTGAGGAGCAAAGATGAGTGAATTTAAGTTTCCTGATGAGCTTCCGGTAAATGACGCCCCGGAAAAAGTCGAGGTTGAGATTGAAAACGAGATCGAGGTGGTGGATGACACCCCCGAGACCGACCGCAACCGCCCTCCAATGAAGGAGCCCCCTGCTGATGTGACGGACGAAGAACTGTCCAAGTACAGTGAGAGCGTCAAACAGCGCCTCCAACACTTCTCCAAGGGCTACCACGAGGAGCGGCGGGCCAAGGAAGCTGCTCTTCGGGAGAGGGAAGAGGCACTACGTCTCACCCAAAAGCTCTTGGAAGAGAACCAGAAGCTGCAGAAGTCAGCCGGCCAAAGCCAGCAAGTGGCTGTGGAACAGGCCAAGAAGGCCGTCGAAGTGGAGATGGACGCGGCCCGTAAGAAGTATCAGAAGGCTTATGAGGATGGGGATTCAAACGCCATCCTTGCGGCCCAGGAAGAACTTTTTGCGGCCAAGATGAAGGCCGAAAGGCTGGCGGCGTTTAGACCTCCTGTACAACAGGAACAACCTGTGGTACAAACGCCCCCGAAGCCCCGGCTGGATGACAAAACACGAGCGTGGCAAGAAGCCAATCCGTGGTTTGGAGCAAGCGACAGCAAAAGCCAACGCCTGACAGCCGTGGCAATGCAAATTCACAATGAGTTGGAAAGGCAAGGAGTACCTGTCGGCAGCGATGAGTATTTCGGTCGAATCGACTCAGAGATGAAGGACACTTTCCCTGGAGCGTTTTCCCAGGAAAAGAAGAAATCATCTGTAGTTGCCCCGGCAACGCGAAGCACAGCGTCCAAGAAGATCGTGCTGACGCAAACCCAGGTCAACCTAGCGAAGCGCCTTGGACTTACGTCCGAGCAGTACGCACAAGCTGTGGCAGAGCAGATGAGGAAGCAAAATGGCTGAACGAACCCCCCGTGAACTGGACACTCGCGCTCGTACCGAGCGTCCGAAGCAATGGATGCCGCCGGAACTACTCCCTTCTCCCAACCCGGAGGAGGGTTATGAGTTCCGTTGGATTCGCATCAGCACGCTGGGTCAGAACGACCCGACCAATGTGACCTCGAAGCTCCGCGAGGGCTGGGAGCCCGTCAAGGCATCCGAACACCCCGAGATCATGCACATGGGCAGCAGCAACGCTCGCTTCCCGGACTGCATTGAGGTGGGTGGTCTCATGCTTTGCAAAACCCCCAAGGAGTTTGTCCAACAACGCAATGCCCACTTCCAGAAGATGGCGGACGGGCAGATGCAGTCGGTGGACAATTCGTTCATGCGCGAGAGTGATCGTCGGATGCCGCTGTTCCGTGAACGCAGCACCGAGGTGAAATTCGGACGCGGTGCAGCAAACTAGGAGTTTTAAATGTCCTACCCCTCGATTGACAAGCCCTACGGCCTTGTTCCGGTCAATCTGAAGGGCGGTATCCCGTTCGCGGGTTCCACCCGGATGATCCCCATCGGCCAAGGCTACGCCACCAACATCTTCAACGGGGATGTGGTCGGTCTATCCAACGGCAACAGCATCATCACGTCCTACAACGCCAACACGGCGTCTGCTGCGGCTGCTGGCGCGATTGTCGGTGTCTTCCTCGGCTGTGAGTACAGCACCGGGGCGGGCCCGATCTACGGCAAGCTGCGTCAGCAGTACTACCCGGCAAGCACCAACGCCCCCAACGCGGTGGCTTACGTGCTGGACGACCCGAACGCCCTGTTCAAGGCGGCGGTGGTCACCCAGGCTCAAGGCTCGGCCAATACCCAAGCCAACACCGGGACGACCATCGGCTTCATGTCGCCGTCGTTCCTCGGCACCAACGCCTTCCTGATCGCTGGCAACGGCGGCTCGACGGCGACCGGCAACTCGCTGGCCGGTGTTTCGGGGGGCAACCCCACGGTGGCTTCGTCGGTGGCTGGCAACATCCGCCAGACGGTCGGCACGGGCTCGGCCACCTCGCCCTGCCTGCGCGTGATCCAACTGGTGCCTGACACCGCCGTCACGGTGGCTACTGCGCTGTCCTCGTCCCCCTCGGCTGCTACGACCTTCACGGTGGCCTCCACCACAGGTATCGTCCCGGGCATGCAGTGCGTCATCGACGGCATCAGCGGCACCACGGCGGGTTCCCCGGGCAGCAACCTGACGGTCACGGGTGTGGTCACTTCCACCTCCACGATCACGGTCAGTGCCAGCGTCACGGCCACCAGCGGCGCTTCGGTCAGCTTCATCGGCTACCCCGAAGTCATCGTCGGCTGGAACTTCGGCTATCACTCGTACCTGCTCGCCGCTGGCGTCTAAGGAGCATCCATCATGGCAATTTCTCGTGCACAACTACTGAAGGAACTGCTCCCTGGCCTGAACGCCCTGTTCGGTCTGGAGTACAAGCGCTACGGCGAAGAGCACAAGGAGATCTACGAAACGGAGACTTCCGACCGCTCGTTCGAAGAGGAGACCAAGCTCTCCGGCTTCAGCGCCGCCCCGGTGAAGAACGAAGGCCAAGCCATCGCGTACGACAATGCGCAGGAAGCCTGGACCGCTCGTTACAACCACGAGACCATCGCAATGGGCTTCTCCATCACCGAAGAGGCGATGGAAGACAACCTGTACGACAGTCTGTCGGCGCGGTACACCAAGGCTCTGGCCCGGGCGATGTCCTACACCAAGCAGGTCAAGGCGGCGTCCATCCTGAACAACGGTTTCAACGCGGCTTTCACCTTCGGTGACGGCCAGCCGCTGTTCTCGACGGCTCACCCGCTGGTCTCTGGTGGCACCAACAGCAACCGTCCTACGGTGGCCTCGGACCTCAACGAGACCTCCCTGGAGAACGCCGTCATCCAGATCGCTGGCTGGACTGACGAGCGTGGTCTGCTGATCGCTGCCAAGCCCCGGAAGCTGATCGTTCCTCCGGCCCTGATGTTCGTTGCGACCCGTCTGCTGGAGACCAACCTCCGTGTGGGCACCACCGACAACGACATCAACGCGCTGAAGAACAACGGCTCGATCCCCGAGGGCTACACGGTCAACCACTTCCTGACCGACACCAACGCGTGGTTCCTGAAGACCGATGTCCCCAACGGTCTGAAGCACTTCGTGCGGGTGCCCCTGGCAACCTCGATGGATGCGGACTTCGACACCGGCAACAGCCGGTACAAGGCCCGCGAGCGCTACAGCTTCGGGTGTTCTGATCCCTTGGGCATGTTCGCAAGCCCCGGCGCAAGCTGAGCCAGAACAAACCCTGCACGCCTCTCAACGATGCGCACCAGCGGGGTT